GAAATTTATCAGACTTTGAGAAACTGGAAAAAATGAGCATCTGGCAGCACAATGTCGTAAAGGACGAACTAATCCAGATGCTGAAAGGCAAGAAATAAGGTCCATTTTGTTTTAACTTTGAAGCGAAAGACCACCTGTTTTGCGGGTGGTTTTTTTATGGAAATACTTTTGCAATTATCGTAATTTCCAAAAGGGTATTTTTGCAAAAAACAAACGGCATGGCAACGATTAGCACTAATGATATAATTGTCAATTACAAGCTAGGCGATGTATCGGCATTGACTCAGCTTTCCAATCAATTCCAAAAAATTACTCAGGAAGAGGAGAAGGTAATTAAGAAAGCCAAAGAGGTAAACGAGGAAATAAAAAGGACTGGCACCGAGGGGGCAAATGCAGGCAAGGGTGTTGAAACCGCAATGGCTCGCATTGCAGGGCCATTAAATGCCAATCGACAAGGAGTTGCAGCGTTTGTTACTCAATTAAAAGCAGCAGGTGTAGCAGCACAGGAAGCAGCCAATAAAGCCAAAGCAGGATTCTCAGGTGCCGAAGCCAATACCAAAGCAGCATCAGCAGCCGCAAGAACATTTGCAACGGCATTAGGCGGTATTTCTGCAAAGCCAATCAAGGAGGTTGCACAGGCCGCAACACAGGCGAAAACCAGTTTTGAGGAAACCAAAAACCAAGCTAACAACTTTGCAGGCTCGCTTAAAACGGTCGGGCCTCTGATTGCATCTGCCTTTTCAGTCGCTGCCATTTCAGCCTTTGCCAGTAAGGTAATCGACACTACAATCGCTTTTCAGGGATATCAAAAAGCAATCGAGTTCGGTTCGGGGAGTGCCGAAAACTACGCTAAGAATCAGTCCTTTCTAACCGAAACAATAAACAAGTTCGGCCTTGACTTGCGAACTACCACAGAGGCATACAAGCAATTTTTTACCGCCTCAACTCTTGCGGGGCAAAGTCAGGAGGAAACCAATAAGCAGTTTCTTGCCGTAACAAAAGCCGGAACGGTGCTGAAACTAACCACCGATCAGATGCAGGGTGCCTTCCTTGCACTCGGTCAAATGATGTCGAAAGGCACGGTTCAGGCCGAAGAATTGAGGGGGCAATTAGGTGAACGGATTCCTGGTGCATTTTCGTTGATGGCCAAAGCATTGAATGTAAACGAAAGGCAGTTAAATAAGATGCTCGAACAAGGCCAAGTCCTTTCCCGTGATGCTTTGCCAAAGTTTGCCGCAGAACTTGAAAAGACATTTGGACCGCAAGCGGAGAAAAATCTAAATGGATTGGTGAACTCGCAAAACCGATTTAATTCGGCTATTGATGGATTAGTTTTGGCAATCGGCAACAAACTTGAACCATTCCTGAAAGGCTCTTATGACCTTGCCGCAGGGATTGCCAAACAACTTGCCGGAATAGGCAATCAGGCCAAAAAACAAACCACTGAAAACATTGCACTTAAAAGGGTTGAGGCTGAGTTGGCTCAATCGATGGTCAAGTATGGCGGTGATGCCACCGTAAGCAATATGAAGTACCTTCGGCAGCAAGAAGGGGTTTTGCTTCTGATTAAGTTGCAGGAACGGATTGAAAAGCAAATGAATGATAATGCCCGATTCAGGCAGGCGGCAGCAGGGGCTTTCAATACCACCGCAAAACTGAATCTAAAGGCCGGAGAAAACGAATTGGCGGTATTAAAGCAAATGGAGGCCGAATACACTAAGATAATTGGCCTTGATATTGTAGCCCCGAAACAAGAGGCGAAGGAAATGACCAAAGAGGATTTAAAGTTGTTGAAAGAGCAATATTCTATCCGGCTGAAACAACTCGAACTCGAAAAGCAGTATCGAACCTTGCAGGGTGAATTGGCAGGAGACCCAATTGCACGATTTGCAGCCGAAAGGCAATACCTTGAAAAACTGACAAAACTCAAACAAGAGTTTGCCGCAAAAGGGATGGATATTTCAAAAATGGAAATAACCGTCACCGGATTAGAGGCAAAAAAGGCAGGGGAAGAACAAGTCAAACAGGAGGCCAAACAGCAACTTCAGACTCTTGACGGCATCAAGGCATTCAACGATAAGAGAAATGCCGAAATGGACAAGGCCGCCAAAGCAGAAGAGGAACGGCGTACGAGGCAAATGAATGCGACCAAAGCCGCTAATGAAGCGGAATTGCAGGCAGCCATAGACTTAGAAAAAAGAAAAGCCGAAGCAAGACAAGAACTTCAGCAGCAGGTGTATGACTTTATCGTGACCAATACCAATGCCATTTTTGAACTGCAAAGCCAATACGCAGCCGCAGAAATGGCGCAAAAGAATCGGCAGTTCGATGAAGAAATCAGGCTTGCCGATGGCAATGTTCAAAAGATAACTGAGATTGAAGAAAAGCGCAGGCAGGCCGAAAAGGAATATCGGGAAAAGGAATTTAGGGCAAATCAAATGCAAGCCATTGCCAATGCTATTTTTACCGCTGCGCCATACATAATTAAGTACACATCAGGGCTTCCGGTAACGGCAGGAAACCTTGCCCTAACCTTGGGCGCACTTGCCGCACAAACCGGTTTCATCCTCGCCCAACCGATGCCCGAATTTGCCAAAGGAGTTGAAAACTTTGAAGGCGGTCCGGCCATTGTAGGTGAGCAAGGCCGTGAGTTGGTCAGGACTGATAAAGGCTTATTCCTGACCCCTGACAAGGCAACAATGACCTACCTGCCCAAAGGTTCGGATGTTATCACCGCACCGAAGACAAGGGAGTTATTGCAGGGGAATAGCACCTTCCTGAATCGGCAAAACCAATGGACGGCAATCGATACGGCCCCGATTGCGCAGGCTATCAAAGCAATTCCAGTGCAGTCTTTGGAAATCTCCGAAAGAGGTCTGGAGCGATATGTTACGAAAGGAAACAGAACCACTAAGATTCTGAACAAACAGCGAGGCGCAAAGCTATGAATTACAGGTTTTTCCTAAACAATCAGCAAGTCGATGAGCCGGTCGGTTGGGACCAAGTGATTTTCGCCATAAAGCGGATGGAGTCGCATGGCATTGACCAATCGTTTACCACCGGGCTAACTTTTACCGGAGACCAAGACCGGATGCCTCAGATGGCCAATGGTGCCGGGATTCTTCGACTTGTCTTTGTAAATGAATTTATAAATGGTTCAGTTGATGTCCGCATTGAATCCGACTTCGTTTTTGAAGGCAACCAATGGCAGTTCAACGGCCTGATTAATTTCACAACCTATGAAGAAACCGAGGTTTGCGATGGTTGCTCAGACGGGGTTAAAGTCAGCATAATTGAGGACGAATGGCGGGAATCCTTTTTGAGGAATCAGGATGTAGAACTGGACTTGCTGAATGAGGATGCGCTGGATGGCACCGATGTCGGGCCTTTTAATTTGGGTCAGGTTACGCTGCATTCGCAGGAGTTGTATTTGAAGGGTTTTTGCAGGCAGATATCGCCAGTCGGAACAGATACAGACACCACAGATAAGATATGGCCATTGTATTGGCAAAATAGTGACTTTAAAGGCCCATTGGGTAGTTCATTTGACCCTGTTGGCATAAACTTTTCAGGAACAAATGTTATTTTCAAAAATAACACACAGATTACACGGACATTTATTCTAAATGGTAACTTGAAAGCACGAGTTACAAAGCCAATAGACCCATTGGGCATGGGTATTAATGTATCTATTCGATTCGTAATCTATGACCAATTTGGCGCAATTTCATCTGACTTTTATGTGGTAACGGTTTTTGTAACCAACGGAGAACCTGGATTGGACTTTACAGGAGTGGTTACGAATTATAACTTAGTCCTGCCCCCGGATTATTCATTCCAAGTTCAAGCGTATCTATCCACATCAATTCAGGGAGGGGTTCAGTTTAAGTTTATATTTCCCGATGAAAACTACCTGAACTGGGAAGAATACAATATGGGCACCGCTTCCCTTTGCCGGGGAGTTTACATCTACGACTTTCTCGATAGGATAGTTACCAAAGTAACCGGGCAGGTGGGCAAGGTCAAATCCGATTACTTTGAGTTTGGAGGATGCGAGTGGAACCACCTAATCACGACAGGGTTGTTTATCAGGAATGGTCAGCTTTTGGAAGAAGCCGAACCGCAAATCCCGACTACATTTCAAAAGTTCTTTGAAGGGATTGATAAAATCTTCTGCCTCGGATGGGAGTTTGAACCGGATGGAACCGATTGGTGCATCCGAATTGAACCAAGGTCTTATTTCTACCAAAGGCAAGTTATCAGCACCTTTGCCAATGTATCAGGCATTACCAGAAGGCCGTATCTCGACAATGTATTTGGCAGCATCACGGTTGGCTATACCGACAATTGGAAAAACACCGCACTATCCGGGATCTTCGAGATGCACACCGAAAGAACCTACTTTGCCCGAAATAAGGCAATGGAAAATGGGACCACAAAGAAACTTGACCTGCGTTCTGAGATAATCGCATCAGGCTATGCAATCGAATATTCGAGGCGGTTGCAGTTCTTTGAAGACAATTCCGCGACATCAGACAGGCCGAATGACTACGAGTTATTCATCATTTGGCTGAACCGAAATGAGGTTTCATTCGAGGAAATAGAAGGCACCGGATATGAGGTTCCCGATCAAACCGGTCCATTTTCATTCCTTCCCGGTGGTGTCAGCTATGGCAGCAACTTCATCGACTTTTGCGATGCCCCGATTGCCAACATCTACAACATCCTTCACACCCCTGCCCGGGTTGCCATTAGGTGGTGGAAATGGTTGGGTCAAAATGTTTACGGCCTACCGAATGCGCAAAAGAAACTGTTTTTCCAGGTGGGTGAATATTACACAGCAATGGGCAGCAAGTTGGGCAGTGATGACATCCCGACCCAATGCAACGAGGCGAACGAAGTCGAAAACACCATCTACGAAAATGCGGACATTGTGCAGGAGTTATCGACTGAAACAGTATTGGTGAACCCGGTCGAGTACACCTTCAAGGTGCCGCAAGAACTTTGCGACTTTATCCAATATTCTATTCAGGGCAAAAAAGTAATTGAATTTTCCTGCGGCAATAGTAACTTTGCAGGGTTCCTACTCGATAGTCAGAACACTCCAACGGGCGAGGCAGGTGGCGAGACAGAGTTTACTCTTATTGCAACCGAACCTGCATCCACCGAAGGGCGAGCATACTCAGACGGTTACTCCGATGGTTATTCATAATGGCCAATACAAGAGCGCAACAACTGGCATTGGTGAATGCCAATCTGCCAAATAATACTACAAAACAAATTACCCCGGTAAAGCATCGGCAAGTTGAATCGGAGTCCATAACGGCTTCCGCATTTATCGATGATGCCAACACTTTTAACGCTGTTAATACATTCAACGATAATAGCATTTTTAATGGGGTTAATGACCATACCAAGGAGGTTAGGTGGCATAAGGGAGTTAGCCTCGCAAGTGCATCTAACATCGATTTAGGCAATACCGGCAACTTCCACCATGTAACCGGGGCGGTTGAAATTCAAACACTAAGTACTAAGCAGCATGGTACCAGAATGCTGCTTTATTTCGCATCAACCCCCAATCTAAAACATTCGGCAAATCTGATTTTGCCCGGGGCGGTTGATTTACAAACCACCGCAGGCGCATTGGCTGAGTTCATCTCAGAGGGCGGTGGTGTTTGGCGGCTAAACTCTTATGCAGGTCGGCTACCGGTCGGTATGGGTGGAACTGGGCAGACATCATACACAAATGGGCAGCTTCTGATTGGCAATACAGCGACAGGAGGGCTTTCTAAGGCCACACTAACCGCAGGGTCAAACATTACCATCACCAACGGTAATGGAACTATTACGATAGCTGCAACAGGCGGTGGCGGTGGCGGAGTAACCACAGTAGGCGCTTTTTCGGCATCCTCACAGACCAATGGCGCAAGCATTGCAGGCTCTACAATTACTTTTGGCCCTGCCGATGGGACAAACCCCGGAATGGTTACCACAGGATTTCAAACCATTGCAGGTCAAAAAACCTTTACAGGTCTAGCCGCATTCAATTCAAGTCCTGCTGTTACCAGTTGCGTAACAATTAACCCTACAACGGGCAGCTTGGCAAATGCCCAATTGACAATAACGGGAAGCACCATCCAATGGATAAGTTTGGGTGGTGGCACACAAGCACTTCCTTCTCCAACCAGTAGAAGTGGTGGAACAAAAATTGTATTATGGGATGTTAAGGTGGTTGATCCAAATCTATTTGACTACGCATTAGGGGTTGCACCAGGCTTAATAGCTTGGATTAGTTCTCCCGGGTCTGTACAATTTTTTACCAATAATGGAAGCACTGTAAGAGCAACAATTGATGGGGATGCCAACAATTCAAATCTAACGCTTACAAGTGCCACCAATGTTTCTCTGATTGCGGCCACAGCCACAACCGCTAATGTTTTTAACACCGTAGCCACGACTGTTAATGTAGCAGGGGCGGCCACTACGCTGACGATAGGCGCAACGACAGGAACAATGACCTTAAGAAATCCGACAATCAACTTAAGTAACGCATCGGGCATTATTCAGATTAATGGCATTCAGGTTGTGAGGGCAAGAATAACTGGATGGGGCGCACCAACTGGTACAATCAGCAGAGCAGCGTTTACCGCAACGGCTTCTGCTACCTATGTTCAGGCCGAATTAACGGACACAATACAAGCATTAAAAGCAGTAATTACCGACCTTAGAACTCACGGATTGATTAACAATTAACAACATGAGCAACTACAAGATAATTGTACCGATTAGCCCCGACCCGAACTACGGGTTCAAAAGGGTGGCTACAATGGCCGGACTTCTTATCAATGCCCTGCCCTTTATGGGGGAGAACATCAACTTGTCCGTTCAGGTAAACTATTTCGAACAGGACGACAAGCCGATTGACATCATTCCGGCTCGCATTACAAACCTGATTGCCGACAAAACCACCTGCGTGGACCGAAACGGGGCCATTGTTCCCTGTGGCAGCCCCGATGCCGTGATGACGGAGTTTGAGTTCTACATGAGTATGCTCCACAATAGTGTAATCATTGCCGATAAGGTGACGCAGAAAATCCTTTGGGCCGATTCTGAAGGTAGATTCAATTAATAATAAATCATGCACAACAAACATCTATTTGTAATCCGGTCTTTTCAGCAAGACCTTTTGAATACGGTTGAAAATGCGCAAAACATATTGCCGATTATTCAACAAGGGAAGGTAGTTAAGAAACTTACTCCACAAATCGAAGCCTTTGACGAGGCCGTTGAAGACCTCCGCCTTGACCATTGCGCCAAGGAACAAAACATTATCCTGCGGGATGAAAAAGGTGGTTATAAGTGGACCGCTGAGGGTGAAAAAGCATTTCGCAAGGCCTACAAAAGTCTTTTGGAAAAAGAAGTAATTGCACCTGAGTTTGAAAAGTTAAGTTGGCAGGAATTGGAACAAGCCGTTGGAATCGTGTATCTCGCCAATTACCTGTACAATTTTGAAGAAACTTTGAACGAGTTTTACAACTTTCAATAATGAACCAACCGCAGCCATTCCTTCGCTTTACCGACCACAACCTGATGGACTTTGCCGTTGGGTTAGGCATGGGCTTAAACTTGCCGAAAACATCACGGATTCGGGAAATTGAAGCACAGGAAGGTAATGCGTTTGTTCAGTACCCATTTGGCTATTACGAGTCAGGAGGCAATTGGTTTAATCGCTTTGCAAACGACAACGACTGGCAGGTGCCGGGGCCATGCAAGTTGGCACCCGTGCAAAGGATTCCGGCTCTGACAAAGTGGGAGCAAGTCGGCAAAAACTACTTTAGTGCGGTTCTTTCGGTATTGTCGAATTCCGAAACTTCGTCTGACATTAAAAACACCATTGCACCGGGCTTACTTCCGGCAGGGCTTCCATACACAGCTAAATTTTACGAGTGGTTTCCCGATTACTTCGAGATAGCATTAACAGAAGGCGGCATAAACCGAAGTTTGCATTTAATCGGTCAGAAAGTTTCCGGCAAATGGTATGCCCAATGGTTTATCGCGTTTCAGCCGACTGCAATAGTGGAATTTTACCAAGCCTACTTTACACCACCGCTATCACCCAACTTACCGCTTGATGCCGACCTAAGTGGCTTCACATTCCAATCAGACTTCCTTGACCTTGACTTTTGCGACTTCAGCGAACCGCCATTGCAGGAATATTTCTTACCGGCAAAGCAGGGCGATGTGTTTCAAATCAATATCCCGGTCGAAGGCACCAACTTGCCGGAGAATGGTGAGTTATCTGCCGCTTTGGTCGATTGCGAAGGCAATGAAATACCGATGCAGTCAGAGATAGTTTGGGTAAGTTGTGTTCAAACTTATGAAACCAAAATATTGTATGATTTTTCAACTAATCAGTTTTTTGAATGGTTTGGGACTTATACCGGAGCAACATTTCAGCCATCATATCTTAAAGTATATGCTATTGACCCATCATTAAACAAAGAGTTTTTAGTTGAATTTTCTTTGAATATAGTTCCCGGTCAAGATATACTAGTTGGCATAACTGTTAATAGTTTCTGTACCCAATTAGAGGCACTTCTAACTAGTTTTTTTGGATATGCTTGTGAAGTAACCTTTACGGGTGGCAGCGGCCTAACAGATAGGCCTGAAATAACTATTAAAATAACTTCGGACCTTTGTAATGTTGTAGCTATTGATTTTGATTTTACTTATACATTTCCACCTGAAGTAATAACTGCTGTTGGATTATACAATCCAATAACCTGTAAAACAGAAGGCACTCAATACCAAGCGACCTTAATCATTCCGTTTACGCTGCCCGATGGCACCTACAAGATAGCCATTACCGACAACTATACAGGGGCGGTCTATTGCTTTAGCAACATCATTCAGGTGGATTCAACCGATGAGTTCAGCCAGATAATTCAGTTCCAAGGCAATAACATTGCGGAAGGCTTTGAATACTTTAACGGTTGGTTTCAGCAAGTCAGAATGGGAATCAACGGTGCCGGGCCTGAATTTGAAAATCAAGTTTCGGTTTATCGGGATTCAAACGGAAATTCACGAAGTACAAGCGTACGAACCGATTTAATCTTAAATTTGCACACCAATTGGATTGACGACCCGACACTGAAAGCCCTGCAATCTGCCACGAATCACAGGACTTTTAACATCGGCACTCAGTCTCTTTATGTTACTGATTTCGAGGTAGGCCACAACCAAGACTTCAGCACAATAACCTCTTATTTTGGTTTGGCGCAAGTCAAAATCAAAGCGAAAAAACAGAACTATCAGCCGATAAATCAAGGCTGCGTAAACTGCTAATAATCAATGAATTTTAATTGCGGTGAAGACAAGTGCTACATCCAACCTCAATGCGACTCTGAATTCAGTAGCCGCATTATTGCGATTGCACTCGTCAGAAAAGATTACCCTGTAAATAAAACCAACTCAGATACCTTTTTGGGTTCAATTTGGTCGGGAATGCTAACCGGGGATGTAAAAACAATCCTCAATATTCGGGGTTCTAAAGCCCGTCCTGAAACTGCTGAACTTGGTGGTTTCGGAAATCAGTCTATCAAAGTAGGCAACACAAGCCACACTATTGAATACGTAGACCAATATATCAAAGAGAATCAGGACTTCTACAATTCAATCAGAAAGGCCGGAAGCCGTTATGACCTGTACTACTTTACCAAAGAGTTGATATGGGATGCCTCTGGGTCTACCATTACAATCTATGGTGATGCGGTCCATACCGATGGCCCGACTGACCTTCTCGAAGGCATGGTTACCATAAAGTGGATTCAGAAGGGTTCGCCTTTGGCAATTTTTGATGACTATGATTCAGATGACTTCCTTGAAGGACTGTACTACTATCCAAGTTCAGGAAGCAACCAACTAACGATTACCATCAATGTTGATGACTCTAAGACTGAGAGCATTGGTGCTGTCTCTAACAGGTCGGTACAAACGAATTGCAGTATGTTCTACTCAGTGGATTACATTGAGCCGGGATATGAAGACTTCTTCGAGTATTCAATCAACCAAAACGGAGGGGCAGGAATGCTTACCATTACAACGCCTGCCGAGCAAACAGGTGCCGATACTTTCACGATGAAAATCAAGTACACCGGAACTTGCTCTGATTGCTTCTTCGGTTATATCGATGTTACGGTAATCTGCACAGGCCTTTAATTCATTAGCCAACAAAGATTCAAATGCTGACTCAGGAATACATTATAGAGGTTCTCAGGAACCCGAAAAAGGTAAATTTCCAAACAGACTTTCATGAAGAAGTTCGGGAAATCTATGAACAACTGGAATACCACTTTGATGATGACTATCCTAAGAAGCTACTTGAATCGACACGGCCAAATGAAGAAGGTTGGATGAAATTGGAACGGGAGCGGGTATGGGAATGCCCCTCCCGGGTTCCAATTAAGAGAGTCGAAAACCTGCTGAGCAAAATCAGGCAGGCAGATGATTTTCGTATTAACTGGTTAGAAAATGAAATCGAAACCGGAATCGCTCAGGATAATTCATTCAGGGATTATTGCGAGTATAAATTACCGGTGTACAAATCACTTGAAGACTGGCTTTTCCAGACCTTTCAAAAGTTCTACCTGTCCGATCCAAATGCTTTGATTTGGGTTGCGCCTAAATGCGATGACATCCGTGAGGGGATAAATCTTGACAAACCATTCCCTCAGATAATTGAATCTGAAGACATTGTCGAAATTGGCGATGATTACGCTATCTGGCTAATCGAGCATGACAAATCCAAAGGCTACCGTTATTTCGGGGCGCAGGATTCAACAACATTCTACTACGTCACGCTAAAGGACCGGACCGCTGACACAGATGCAGTCCTCACGATTGATGCTTTTCCCAACTTCACCTCTTACCCGATTCATTCAGTTGGTTCGGTTGTGTATGAAGTCGAAGACTACAACATCATTTTTGAATCAATTCTTCAGGCGGCCATACCCGAGTGGAACCAGGCACTCAGGAGGGCGGATGACAATAACATACTTTGGATTAAACAAGCCTATCCAAAGGAATGGGAATACAAGTCGGCAAGCTGTAAGACCTGCAAAGGGTCAGGCCGGGGCAAAGGTTCGGAAACGACCTGCAAATCCTGCAATGGCAGCGGAAACGATGTGGTCGAAACACCATTTCAAAAGATTGTTATTTCCATCCCGAAAACAAATGCGCTGACAAACGAAAATCAGCTAACAAATATACCGACGCCACCTGCCGGCATAATCGAAAGGGATTTGGCCACGATTAAAGAGTTCGGAGTCGAGATTCAGCAGCGATTATACAACGGCATGAGGGCACTTGGTTTGGAATACCTTTTTGAAAACCCATTGGCCGTATCCGGTGAAGCTAAGATTCAGGATAAGAAAGAGGTGCATACTTTCCTCTACCAAGTTGCAGTCCATTATGTAACGGTTTATTCATGGGTGGCCAAAGAGTTGTATCTTCAAAAGTATTCAGTCCTTCCAAACCTGGTGACCGATGAAAGGATAGACCAAAACCTTCCGAAAATTACCATCCCGACCGACTTTGACATCTATACCGCTGCGGAAATTGCTGATGCTTTGGCGATGGCCCGGGATAAAGGTTTTGGCCCTGAAATCAGCAATGGTCTTGAAAGGGATTTGCTGATAAAGCAATACGGAGAGGGCAGTATGGCGGTGAAGAAAAACGAGATTAGGCAAAAGCTGAATCCCTTGCCGAATTACAAACCGGATGAGATTGCGCTGCTAAAAGAATCCGGATTGGTATCTGATGAAGATGCGATGTTGGCGGTGAAAATTGACTACTTCACAAACCTTTTGGCGGCACAGGATGACAAGTGGTGGGAAAAGGACTTCCTTCAAAAGAAAGCCGACCTTGAGGCATTAGCCAAAGCCGAGGCCGAAAAGATTTCACAAAAGCAGATTGGAAGAGTTGATTTCGGATTGGGTGCATGACACAAGAAGAACTAATCCGTAAAATTGAACTATTGCAGGAGAAACTGGAATCCGATTTGGAAGCCAAGTACCCAGCAATTTTCAAAGACCTGTATCGTGAATTGCTCGAAGTTACCGCACCGATCCGATTTGGCGGTTCTGCAGATACAAGGGCAAAGCAGCTTCTTGAGGTGGTCAAACTGAAAAAAAAGATACTGGCTACGATTGGCAACAATGCGGCCTACAATGAGGCCATAAAGACCTTTACCGATGGATACAAGGAGCTGCGGGATTTGACCGATGAATATTTCGGCAACTTGGTCTCTACCTACAAGCCCAAACAAGACCTTTATGATGCACTGGTGAAAGTCAGCATCGAAACCACAAAGGATGCCTTGTTAGGTTCGGGAGTTCAGGCCGCACTTGCCGACCCAATTACATCCTCGCTTATTTCATCGTTGAGCAGCAAAGCGAATAAGACAAGTTTTGAGGTGCTTCTCCGGGATTTAATCAATGGAACACCCACAACAAAACCAATCCTGCAATCGGAAATCAAACGATTGGCAGGGGATAGCATGATGATATTTCAGCGGTCGTACATAGATGCCGTAAGCAGTGACCTGAACATTTCGTATTTCATTTATTCGGGAACGGTCATCAAAACCACAAGGCCATTCTGCCGGGATAAGGCAGGCCGGATATTTAAGAAATCGGAAGTTGAAAGTTGGGCCAATCAGAGTTGGAACGGGAAAATGGTCGGAACCGATAAGCAGACGATATTTAATAAATTAGGTGGTTATTCTTGCCGTCACAATTTATTTCCAGCGACAAAAGCACAATATATGATGCAAAAAAAGCGAGAAAATAAATAATAAGAAAAACAAGAAATAAAATGGCCGAAAAGAAATTCCAAAAGAAAGTCGGGAACCGGACGATTAAATTCGGGGCAAAGGGTTTTTCGATTGCACCCGGTACTCCCAAGGGTGATAACTATTGCGCAAGGTCATCCGGCATAAAGAAATGCGCCAAACCACCTTGCCCGAATGACCTATCCCGGCAGGCATGGGGATGCGTGGGCAAAAAGTCCGTGAAAAGTAAAGCCAAAAAGTTTTCAAGAACAAAGTAAATTTGCGAACCATGAATTGCTTAACAAACTATATCGGCCTGAAAAGCTGCAACGCTCAACAGCCACTCAGCGGTCTTTACATCAACGACCTTCCCGGCATGAGCAATGAGTTTCTAAATGCCATTGCAACGCAAGACCAACCTTCATTTATTCAAATGTACGAATCGGTGCAGAGGGTTGTATTGGAACAAATCAAGTCTCAGGTCCGGGCTTCTCTGTATGAGATTGCAGAGGCAACAATGGACCAAAGTTTGTTCTTCACCAAACGGCCAACGGTTTTTACTCAGCAGGTCATCCAACCGACACCTGCCGAAGCGAAATACAAGGGCATTTGGGTTTCGGCTTTTGGGTCGAAGTACCTGCAAATGCGGGTAAATTCAGTTTGGATCTACAATTCAGGCGCAGCAGCGCAATATGTGCCATTAAAGATATTCAGCACTTTTGATTGGTCAGTGCTTTATGAAACCACCATAACAGTGCCATCGGGCTTTTCCGAGGTTGCAATTAACCAGGTAATTGACTTGCAATTTGACGGATTGAATGTCTTTTTAGCCATCGACACGACCGATGTGCCAACGATTAAAAACCCTTGGTTGTCGGATTTATCAGAGTGGGGTGTATCCGATTGCGCCTGTGCAAACAGAGGGCCGAATCATTACTGGAATTATCAGGATTGGACCATCTACCCGGTAACCATGCCGCTAAATGTGGCTTTGCCGGATAAGATAAAGACTGACTTCAATCAGTCCGGGGTGATGTTTAACCTCGAACTGATCTGCTCAACCGAATCCTTTATTTGCGCCAATCGGGAGCACTTAAAAATGTTTATTGCCTATGCTTTGGCTGAACAAATCCTTCTCAATAAGTTGGCAGGATTCAACCAGAACTTCCATGCGACATTTAACCCGGAGCAAACCGAACGGACTATGGTTACTTTCCGGGGCATGAAGGAAAAGGCATTGAAAACATGGGCAAAGTCGGTGAACCTATCTGGTGAAGATATGTGTTTCAGTTGCGGAGATGCGCAATACATCCAGTCAGTCGGAGTAAGGTCGTAAAAAAACCCCTCTTTTTGGGAGGGGCTTTCTTCGGGAATGGATAAGGAATTGCAGGGTTAGGTTTTTTTTCGCTTGCTTGCTTTTGGCTTTTTCTTTTTTTCAGCGGACGGCGGTTCGGTTTCTGCCGAATTCCAGCTTTGAATCATCTCATCTTGGTAAGCTTTGGCATCTTTTTTTTGTTGCCTTACAAATGCAATCAAATTTGACTTTGTAAGCATTTTGGAATACTCCTTTTCATACGCTTCGCATTGTATTTCATAACGAGACTTTTTCACCAATCCTCTTTTTTTCGCTTCTTTTAAAAGTTCAATATCTTCTTCAGAATATTTGACAAGTTCGGATTGTATATTCGGACGCATCGGAAATTCGGGCAATCCCATGTGGGTTCTTAGGAATGCGACAAACTGCATTTCTATTAACTGGCTGCTGGCATTGTAGTAAAACCCATACGGGTCATCTTTTCGTGCTGGTACATCAACTTGCTTGTCCATCACCAATGCCCGAAAAAGTTGCTCGAAATTCTCAAAGGTTATATCTTTTCTTTTCATAGCATTCAGGATTTAAAGATTCTTCCTTAGTTCGGCAATGGCCACATCCAATGCCGCAGTTAATTGGTAAGGGGTGTATGGCATTTCGTTTGTCAGACCTTGCCGCCATTTTTGATGCTGAATCAGGATTTCAAGTGCTTCGGAAAGGGTCATGGCTTGCCAAATGTTTCGTTGTAGTATTGTTCACCTTTTATATTTCCATTTACAACCCATGAATCAACGGCATCCATTATCTCCTCCTTATGCATTACTTTAGCTTGTTCAAATTGTTGTGGCAATATGCGCCCTTGTTTGTTGTACACATCTTCAAGCCACTCCACTGCCGTCAGGGGCCGCTTTTCAGCCCCGTTGCCGTATTTTTCCGCTGATTCGCTCATAGTGTTATTTCGGTTCCTTTTTCAAACTTTACCTCTTCCGGGAACCGCAATGCAAGTTCCTTCAGCTTTTCTTCACTCAGGTCTGCAACCTTAATCATCAGCGCAAAGTCTTTGCGCAGCATCCGGTAAGTAAGCTTGCCGTACTTAACCTCGATATTACCGCCATAGCTCTTTACAAACCTCTGAACCATGTCTAATGTGCCGGCAATGTCCACATAAAAGTGAGTGAATCCGAGGCCGTCAACTGTGTACTCACCGACTGCCAGCAAGTCATTTTTGAAAATTTGATTATCCATTTGTTTTAGAAATAAAGGGGCCGAAGCCCCGGTGAAAACTAAAGTGAAGTTCTAAGTCCTGTTGTTTCTTCGAATATTGATTTTAGCATATCGGAATAAACTCCTGAAAGAGTAGATACCGGCTTTACATCAAGGCCTCTATACTTGCAGATGCGAACATCGTAAGTATCCATGCTATTCAAAGTTACATACATAATGTTTGCAATCCTTGAACCTTTGAACTTTGTTACAAGCGTGTTTCCGTTGTTATCAGAGAAACAAGTTGCACTTGTCATGGCAATAAATTTGTTACCGCCTAATTGAGAAAGAATCTGTGTTGCTGCGTTCATTTTTTTAGTGTTTTAATTTTTGCAAAGATAATACAGCCAATTCGATAATTCCAAAAATATTTTCACAAATAAGGAATTATTTGTGTTTGAACAGTGAAATGTCATTTCTCTCGTAAGCCTTAAATTCAGTAACCACTTGCTCTCCGGAAATAAAGTCTTTCGGAAAGTGATTGTAAACTACATAATTCAAACTGGCCATGTCCATTGGCCTGCCCTTGACATTAACGGCATTTAAAACTATGTCATTTGCCATCATCTGATAAAATTTCAGGGCAATCGAATAGCCGCCACCAACAACTCCGCAATTCAGTAGAGTTAGATGCTTAGATGCTGCGAACCATGATTTGTGATTCCGGTTTTTACAAAAAGGCAATAAATGCCGCCAAAGCCAACCATTAGCAAGGGTCTGACCTTTTTCATAGCCAACATAAAGCTTTGTTGGGTTGATATTAAAAGGATTCTTCAGGACTTCAACATCAGTACCATCAACGCACCATACCATTGTAGTTGGGTTTTTCTGAATGTAGTCCAGTTGAATTAACCACCTAAAATCTACGGGGGTAAATTTTGGGTCAGGGTTATCAATCCTAACAAATTCAGTTGTGCCTTCATTTTCAAATTTGCAATTGGTTAAAATCACCAATCGAATGCCTAAATCTTGGCAGCTATTCATGAGAGGCCTGAGCGCCTCTATTGAATTTGGCAATATAACATTGCGCTGCGGGTCTTTCTCGTAGTTTAAATAACTTGATAGGATATAAGGCTTTTGCATTTTTGAGGGTGATTCTTTAAACGAAAAAAAAGCCTTGCTATCCTTTTGCTGCAATAATCTTCTGCGACTTAAATAAAGTTGAGCCTGCTTATCTGTTCTTGAAGTTCGGTAATTACCTGACTGATCGTGGCAATAAAACAAATGGTCAGCCACATCGATATAAGAGTGCGGCAGTAGTCCTGCATTTTTGGCCCGAATTGCAAAGTCAAGATGCTCGTCACCATAGAGGGCATATTGTATGTCATAGCCTCCTATTGTGTCAATTACAATTTTAGAAACATAGACCATGCAGCCGCAAGGGTTAGAATACCACTTGTGCGCACTTTCTCTTTTTATCAGTCGATTGCCATTTTGAATCCCTCTTCCGACTGAAGAAAATGTGTATGAAAGCAATGGGTAAGGACTGCCAATATAGGGCTTCCACCAATTAGGCGAAGTTGGGTAAGTATCGTCATCGGATAAAAATAGTTCGGTGCATCCCTTTTCAATTAGTAACTCAATGCACTTGTTTTTTGCTCGGGCAATGCCTACATTAGAACTAAACCGATATTCAGCATTTGGAAAAGGCTCATCACTTGCATCATCGACAACAATTAATAATGCTTTTTCCGGCAGCATTGCCTTCCATTTTGCAAAAGTTTCTAAAGCAACTTTTCCCCGGTTGTGTGTTGTAATTGCTACTCCTATCATGGCTGCAATTTAATCTCGTTTAACTCGCACAAATCAACCAATTCCTTTTCGGTCTTTTTCCCGAAGTTCTGCCATTGCCGGATATCGGAAAGCGGTATGGATTCAATTTCTCTAAGACTAACATCATGGCTTCCATTGCCGAGGTTCTTTTTCAGAACCCCGTACAACCTGACCGAGATAGGCAAGTCGATAATGGCTTTATCCCTAATCGGACTTAGCGAGATGTCTTCGCCTGGTGCAATATGGTCGATAATGGATTGGATGAACTTAATCTCCAGTTCCAATTCAGTCTTCTTGACCGCATAGTACGCACTGCCATCTGCGGTCCTGCGGTTGGCGGTAATAAGTTGTAATTCGGCTGCGGTTCTCTTCCGAGTTAGCCGACTTAAAACTTCCTGCCTACTGAATGTGCCTGCCATTGCCTGAGTGTTTAACATAGCCTGAAAGTAAAGTAAATGCCGACATTCCGGCCCGTTTGTATGTTTTGCCAACTGCTGATTCAGCTGCCCAAGGTGTTTTCGGGTTGAACTCCGCAACTGCTCCATAACCATTCGGGAAAATGCGGTCGTAATCCGATTTCCTGCGAAGTCCGGGATTAAAGCTGAAGCCTGCCCACATACCGCCACCGTGCGAGTCGCTGATGCGCTGATATTGCACCCGGTCTTTTGTTCTTCTGATGCTGCCAACGGCAGGATGACCATTGCGGTCGTTTTGATTGCGAATCCAAACCATGCTGCAGTTTGGCACCTCATCAATAACCGACTTTGAGGCTTCGATAAACCCGCTTCTAAAAAATTCCCAGTCGTCTTCTTGAAAAAAAATGTAGTTATTTTTTGCTAAAGAGAACAAAGTATCAATAGCCTTAATTTGGCCTAACTTGGGATTTTTATCTCTAAAATCAACATTATGATAGGTCTGTTTAATTGAAGAAGGAACCTCTTTTCCAGAATCATCCCATACAATAAAATTATCTATGGGATAAGTATTGTATTTGTAAAACGAAAAAAGGGTTTTTTCTAAAAGGTCAAATCGATTACAAGATGTTAAAATTGAATCTATCTTTTCCATAAAAAATTAATAATAAAGCCAGTTCCATAACAGGCTTGCAAGTTTAAAAATGATGGTAATGATTGCGGCCGGGATAAAGAAGTTCAGGAAAATGAACTTTGCCGCTTTTTTTGCGAGGAATCTCATACCAAATAAGCGTTATCGATTAAGGTGAATTGCTTTCCGGCTTTAAAAATAAAAGTATGACCACCAAATGCAATCAGCTGTTTTTCGTAGGCCGCAGCGGTCAAGTTCCGGAATGCATAGATGTTAAGGCTACCAACTTTAATAATAAGGGTTAATAATGAAAACCCGCACCCCCCGCTATCTAATTCAAATTTCCCACCAAATAGAGCAAGAGTTTGAATTGTTGGCCATTCAACGGTGCCAAAATTAAGTGTAGTTTCATTTTTAACTACCTCGCTCAGCGCAATAATCGCCTGAATCAGTTTTTGGTCTTCTGTCCGGGCATTGGCCCAAAGTTCTTTTTCCATTTTGTTTTTGTTTTAACTTGCTGCAAAGCTAAAACCGTTTTTCTTAATTCCAAAAATATTTTTCAATTTATTCAATTTATTTTTGCCCTATGGTTTACAAGTCCTTTGCTGAGTTTGCCAAAAGTCAGGCAATCAATATAATGGCCGTCACCGATGCCGATACGGTTATGCGGGCTGCCGCCATTGTGGTGGCCGGTGAAATCAAGCGAAGAATCGAAAACGAGGGCAAGAACTCATCTGGTAGTCAGATGAAAAGTAGGGCAAAAGAAAAGTACGGTGCTTACTCTCGGTCATGGGGTGAAGTTAGGGCCTCCAAAGGATTTCAAACATCTATTATTGATTTATCGTTTACAAATGATATGTGGAAAGCATGGTTGCCTGTGCCAACTGAAAAGGGTTGGGGTGCTACCTTTATCCGTAAAGAGGAGATGGAAAAAGCGATTAGCAATCAGCGATTATTTGGCGAAATTTTTTCCCCGTCCAAAACCGAACATAAAATCGGATTGGCCGAAATAAATAGGCAATTCAAGGCGATTATGAAACGAAAATCAGCATGAGCAACATTGATTCTTTAAAAAATAAACTTTGCATCCGGATTCCTTTCGTCCATGTCTATGGCGAAGGTCGGGAAATCAGGCAGGATTCATTGCCCGGGGTCGTTTATGTAAACGAAAAAAACCAACCTTGCGCAGTCAATAATAACCTTGAAGGGGTTATTTTTTGGACAAAAAACGGTGCCGAAAAGGCCGGAGACCCAAGTTTCGGCAATCGCTCTGCAAAACGGAAGGTTGTAAACTATACTTTGGCAGCAAGCAGCAAAAGGGATATTTCAGCCACTATTTTGGACATAATAAACAGCCTCGAGTACTTCGATTGGTCGAATGAGTCTTTTGACCAGACTGCAATTGGAAGCGAGTTTTTCGGGCTTAGTCAGGTCAATCTCGATACCTACTTTTACACCATCGAGTTTTCAGTCCTTGAAAATGTCGATTGCAAAGGTTGTTAGTAATACTATTTTTGCGCCATGAATTTGAAGCACTTCAAGTTATCCGAGTTTGATTCACCCGACCTGCCCGGCAGCGGTAGCAATATGAATCCAAACTTCTTGCAGATGCTGGATGAGGCGAGGGATTTGGCCGGTGTTCCTTTTCGGATTAACTCTGGATATCGGACGAAAGCCCATAATGCAAAAGTCAAGGGTGTTAGTAATTCGCCTCACACCAAAGGCTTTGCCGCTGATATTCATGCACCTGACGGAGCAAACAAATTCAAAATCTTGAAAGCCTGTATCATGATTGGCTTTCAGCGAATCGGGGTATATCGAAATTGGATTCATGTCGATTGCGACCCCTCCCTACCAACTCCAACTCTTTGGGTTAAATGAGGCAATTAGCCGAGCAATTCCTGTGTAATATTAAACAGGACACCTACCACTGCATACTTGACCAAGTTACTTATTGGGGGCTTATCCGGCCTTCCGTTCTTCTGTTTGACTTCCGGCAATTCATGGGGCCATTTGAATTTTGGCTCTTTCTTCATGGTTGGCTTATCCTCTTAATCTGGAGGGCGGTAAATGCCGCACTTGACACTTGGAAGCGGGTCAGGGACATGGAAAAACCGGAATGGGAAAGTAATGTCATGCCGCTAATTCGTGCCGAGGCGAAAAGGGATAGAAAGCTATCCGGGTGGCAGAAGTTTGTAAAGTTTCTAAAAGAATTATTCACAATATGAAAAAGACATTATTTACGCTGATTGCAGCCTTTGTGCTTGCCTCATGCGGCCAATTTTCAAAGCCGGAAACCGTACAGGTAACCGAGCATGATTCAGTTCAGAATGGCCATATTATCGCATTGGCTGATGAGGTGAATCGGCTGCATAAGCGCATTGATTCTGTTAATGCCGCCAACCTGCAACTTGCCCGATTGGGACTGCGGCATGACTCCCTGATTGGTGCCAAATCCGAAAAAGCCCAAAGAAGGGAGAACACCGGAAGATTTATTGGCGGTATTTTGAAAGGGCTGATTCCCGGACTATGACATGAAGGCCAATTCGACTTACACAAAGCGGATGCAAGTCTATGCATTCACTTTGGTAAGTCTTATTCTGATTGGCCTGATAGTTGGGTTGGGCTACCTGTACAAAATTGAAAAGATAGCCAATAACGATACCACCTTGGTTCTGATTCTCGGCAATGTCCTTTCGGTTTGGGCCGGAATAACGGCAAAGATTTTCCGGACTGAACCCTACCAAATCAACCAAAACCAACCGCCGCAAAATCCTCACTAATTGCAAAAATACTTTGATTTTTAGGATAATATCTTTAAAAGTATTTTTGCGAAATGGTTTTACCGTTCTCGGCAATCTATTGGATTAATACTCGTCAAGGCATTGCCCGTCAGATGAAAATGCGGCAGTACCTTGAATCCATTTCCCTGACTGATGCCAACGGCAATAAGCCAATCCGATTTGAGGGAAACACCGGCAAACTGGTGCCGCAATGGGTGGATGACTATGAGCGCAAAAATCGGCTTTCGCAGTCGGAAATTGGCTGCTATGCCTCGCATTATATCCTTTGGCGGGAGATTGCCAAATCCGATGTCGATACGGCCCTAATTCTTGAGGACGATTGCCGATTCGACATGGACAAACTCCAAAAGGTACTGACCTATTGGCCGTTTATGCCCCAATTTGAGTTCCTCAATTTCTGCTGCTACTCTTACCGGAATGTGCCAGTGGAAAAGAAGTTGGTAAACCATGCGACTGGATTGGTTCAGGGGCATGGCTATTGGCTGACCCATTGCTATGCTGTTAGTAAGGCAGGGGCCGAAAAGCTGCTCACTCTGATGGCAGTTCAGAAACAGGGATTGGACCATCAACTTGCGGCCAATGCCCAAAAGGAATTAAAGTCTTTTGCATTTGCCTCAAATCCGGCTTTTCAAATTAAATTAAGTAGTTCAATTAATCATACAAATCCATGACTAACTCTGGAATACCGGCTTACATAATGGAAGCCAACAGGAAGGGCGAAGACTTCGTACCTGTGCTTATCGTTCGGTTTAATCCCGAAACTCAAAGTCACTCATCAGTTGAAAAGAAAATCAGAACCCGGCAGGCGATGGTAATCTTTTCAAAGCCAATGTCGGCAAGAAAGCAAAATGAAAAACTGATTCGGCCAATCGACTTCGCTACCGGGGCGGCTCCTGCCAAACTGGATGCTCGCAAGGCTTTATCCCTGCTTTCGGATGATGACTTGATGAAAGCAATGGAGGAAAGAGGGTTGGCCGCAAAAGCAAAAGGCCGCAAAAAGGCAACTGAAGAAGAAAAGCCATTTGTGCCTGACACATCAATAAATGAAATTTTCCCGGGCGAACCAACCGTAACCGCTGAAACTGAATAATCATGAAGAAACTTGGTGAAATGCTGGCCGAATTGTTCGAGGCCGCAGGATATGAGCAAAGCAACGAGAAGGTTGCGGAGATTGTCAAGAACACAATTAGTCTGGATTTGCCCGATGGATTTGAGGCAAAGTTCCACGATACTTTTTACAAACCAGACCGGGCAAAGCAAGTCTTCAAAGCCGAGTTAATGTCGGCTTTTGCCGATAATGCCAACCGTGAACTGCGGGATTTTCTGAAGGCCGAAGGTTTTTCAGAAACCGAAATCAGCGAAATGTCCGGGTCAAAGATGTATCGGGAAAATCTCGTTACCGCTATTAAGAAAGCGACTGAAAAAGCAAGAAGCGAAGGCAAAGGTGGCAATACCGCTGCCATAGAAGAACTGAAAAAGCAACTGGCCGAAGCAGACAACCGGATTAAGGCTGAACTGGAAAAAGCATTGCAGCCTGTGCAGTCGGAAAATCAGGTATTGAAATCCCGTCTTTTGGAAAACCTCGAAGCCAGGTTGTTCGACTTCGAGAACCTGAATGTGCCGAAGCTGACCAAGGCCGCAACCGTGAAAGCTGCGGTTAATGCCTATCTCGATTCGATTGGCGGTGAAATTTCGCTTGATCCGATTTCCGGGACTACGAAAATTCACAAGAAAAATGAAAAAGATGTACCTTTGTATCTCCAAGGTAAGGAAGTGAACAACTTCGATGACATTAAATCGCTTGCTGTTCAAACTCATCTGAAAGATTATCTGATTCAACCGGGTGGCAACGGTGCATCAGGCGGACAAACACAAACTACTACCACTACGGCAACTACTGCCAATGCTGGTGCGCAAAAGCCCAATGTAAACACATTGGCAGCGAGCAACTATGATAAGTTGCTTGCAGGCTTTTCAAACGACTAAAAACAATGTCAGTAAATACGGCTAACATTTGTCCGGCCGTCCTCACTACACTTATCGCTGAGGGCGTTCAGGATGAATCTAAAATCAACACCCGTGCAGGTGTTACCGGTGCCCTTTTGAGTGCCGAAAACCGGACCAGAGGTCCACAAATCAAAGATGCTTATTCAGACGGCCACTCTCGTGCTGTCCGGTTGGCATTTAAACAAAGAACAACTGCTGCGGATACATCCGATGTGAAGGATTGCGGACCGGGTGCCGAGAATCCATACCTTGAGCAAGAGTTCGCAATCGACCTTTATCGCCAGATTTCTTGGAAGGTAAAGGAGTCCACCGTAAGGACTTTGTGCAAGGAGTATTCAGACCTTCAGGCCATTGCCGGAGTAACCCGGTCAAACTCTCCCGTTGGTGCATCTGCATTGCAGGCTGCTTACCAGTCAGGTAGCTTTGTTGCTATCAGGGAAATGGCTCAGGAGTTCATGTATCAGGCTCCCGGTCTTATCGATTCAATCAACAAAGACCTTTTGGCTCAGTTTGCCTTATCAGTTGGAACCTACCAAGGCGGTGCAGCCTCAAACACTTACCAGGTTCAAAACACTACTGCCAACGGTGGTGGTCCTTTGTTTACCGGTATCAGCACATTCAAACAGGATTTGCAAAAAATCGGTTGGGATGGTTCATGGCATATCGTTGGTGGATATGGTGCGCTTCAGCGTATCGTTGAAATCAACGGCCTGAATTTCTGCTGCTCTGCTCTCGGTGTGAACTTTGCTGAAGTTTACAACCCTGCTCAATTCAGGTGGTTCGTGGATAACTTTATCGCTACCGACTTCGGTGACTCTGAAGACGATGCGGTGATTTTCGCTCCTGGCTCAGCGATGTTGATTCCTTACAACGAATATGTCGGGAATATGGGCGGCAAAATCGACAATATAAATAGGATGACCATCCCAATGCCGGGAATCCCCGGCTTGAATGCTGACCTGCGCATTGTTGAAAATGGCTGCGATGAGGATTACGACTTCATCATGGGTCTGCACTTTGGACTTTATACTGCTCCATTGGATATGTATAAGGCCGGTGACCGCCTCGATGGTGTGAACGGCATCTTGTCTGCAAGTTTTACTCAGGCGACCTAATTGAGGGCCGTGGTTATTCCGAAGGATATTCGGACGGCTATGGCGGTTAGGTTGCCAAAAAAAAGAGGGAGGCCAAAAGCCTCCCTTTTTTATTTTCCAATCGTTAAAACACCAAGTTAAAATGCAAGTGCAACAGGGAACTCCTCATTTACTGTATCGTACTTGAGAAGTTTTGGTTCTTGACCTTTAATATAATAGTTCCAAGTTTTTAAAATCAATGCCATCTTTAAAGTTTGCGGAATTTTCCGAGGCGACATTTTGTCCTGCATCAATTTATTTCTAAGCAGTAAAATTGTATTATTTTCCACATCAATCCCGGTTGTTAATTGCTTAAAAAATTCTTCTGCCTTCTCATTGTTTAATTTATAGAAGTAGGCATAAAACCCGCCTATGTAGGAAGTTGGAAGGATTTTAGCAAAGGCCATGTACCAATTACCGCTTTGCCTTGCTACATTTTGCCAAAAAGTTTCTTCCTTATAGTACTGGTCCAAAAGCATGGCATTAGTTGCCTTATCGTGCTTTCCAATACCATATCGCTTGCCGAGAACCAACAAATTATACATTGAAATCATTGAAGGTATTAAATTTTGATTTTTAATTCCCTGAACCATAAATACATCTGAAGCATTGCGCCTTGAGCCTGTATCTAATACATCAAAAACCTCATCTGGAAGATTGGTCGCTATGTAAAAGTAAATCGGCTTATTGGCTTTAATAACCCCATGAAGCCGATGCTGACCATCTAATATAACTCCTGTTTCTGAAACTTTAATCATTTCTGCCGTGTTTTCCTTCCATCGGTCGGAAATCATGTCATTGGCATACTGCATTACAACATTTTCACGCAATCGCCTATTAGAAGTGTTTGCTTCTAACATCTGTTTTGCAAGCGTTGGTGTAACCAACATTTTTTTAAATTCAATCATTTGTTTTAAAGTTAAAAGTTAAAATGCAACCACTAATCCGGTCTTGCTTTCCTTTCTTGCCGGATAAATCTTAACCGCTTCGCCTGTTTCCTCATCCACTATTAAGGTAGCTGACTTCAGGGTTTTCAAAAAGGCTTGCCGTTCTTTTTCCCTTTCAACAACTGCCGCCTTTTCTTCTGCAATCTTGCTGATTACTGGGTCGTTTGTTTTGTCGAAAAACCACCGAGAACCGACTTCCCTAATGTTGATTGAAGCCTGATGCAGATTAAAGGACTTGCCGTTCTTTTCGGCTTCGGCCAAAGCATCGGATTCGATGCCTTCCATAATCAAGTCTAATGAGTCCTTGAATGCCTTGCACTTGATGAACAATTCAAGGGGTGAGTATTCCCCATCTTGAATTTGCGCAATTGTCTGAATCGCAAAAGATTCAATTTCGGCTTTGTTTGCCGGACCTAAAGTTATTACTGATGCTGCGTTCATAATTTAAAAAGGAATATCGCCAAGGTCGGCAGGGATTTCAGAAATTACTTCGGACTTAATGCCTGATTTCGGCAGGGCATCGGTCAGGGCTTTGACTTGTTCAGCACCGAGGGTGAAAGCCTTTTGCGCTGCTTCCATTGCGGCTGAATCACCGCCTTTAACCCGGTCAAGGAGTGCTGCCCATTGCTTTTCGGAAATCAGCGGTTTAGAGGCCTGTTTCTGCGATTGCTGCGGCTGCTGCGATTGCTGCGGCTGCTGACTATGGTCAGGGTCTGCTTCGGTTTCGTCAATTAAGAACAAACCATTCAGGGCATACTTCCGGGCATAACTGGATGCGGTGCCGGTGCATTGCTCAGCACTCATGCCTTTATGCTCTGATAATTCGGCAAACCCATCCACACAAATCTGCTTTTCGTCCATCGTCAGGCAGGCGGTGGACTTCATGAATAACTTGCTGCCAATCGCAACAATTTCATCTGTCAGGATTAGCATCGCCCCGTGCTTTGCAAGGATTGGTTTTAATGCCTCCAATATGTCCTCGCAGGACCGATACTTGTACTTGCCGAAGCTATTGAAATTGCCTTTCGGAACCTTCAGTTCTTTTTGAATTTTAATTAGTGCTTCCATTTTGTTTCGATCGGTTTAAAATGGCAAATCGTCTGAACTTGGGGCCGGCAAAGGCTTTGCGGCTGGCTCAGGGCTTCCGTTGGAGGTCCATACAGTCTTCCCATTGCCGAGGTAAACCTTCGACTGCTTCGCTGCCCTCTCTTCCTTGGATTGGGCCGCAATGATGCTGACATCGTTGCCGAACTTATCGGCTTCATCGTTCAGCACGATGCTGATGTTGTAATACTTCTGACCGTTTTTACCTGCGGTAATTTTGGCCTTGTCGATTTTTGCCAGATCAATACTGGCGTTGATAATACTACTCATTTTTGTAATTCTGCGACCGGGTGAAAGCCTGCCCGATGCGGTCGCTTAACATCGGGCAGGAGGTTTTTAATTTCTTAGTCGTTGCAATATTCAGGTTCTTCGCAATGTTCTGTGGCGAACTCCTTGATGGTTGCAATTAAATCGGGGCTGAGGGTAGCAAGGTCAAGAAACTCACCTGCATCCGGGTCGTGTACCCACTTGATTGTAACATTGACAACATCCCAAGTTGGATTGCCTTTGTCGTAATCCTGTGAACCGCCAAATTCAAAGAATCCGATGCCATCGAATCCCTCAAACTTAAATTCAACTTCGGCCTCGAATGGGTAATTTTTCCCTTCGTACTCAAACTCGTAAGTCTCAAATAATTCTGTCATGTTTTTGTGTTTTAACTCCGGCAAAGTTAAGACAGAAATCTTAATTCCAAAAATATTTTTGAAAATAATTTGGCGGGGAAAAATATCACGCAATTATGCGACTATTTCTTAGTTAGCGGTCATTCCAAGACAGTTCATCTTGACTAAGTGAATAATAAAGATTTTGAAGTTCGTGTACATATTTGATACCACATGAAATAAAATCAAATTTATCATTATCTTCATCTTTTAAGGCATCTGTGTAAGAATGATAAAAACCCCAATCTTCACGAAATGCAGCATAAGAAAATGAATATTTGTAATCCATTAACCAAACACTATAATAATTACCATGATTTTTCGATGGACTTTTTTCTTCCTTTTTAAACCCAAACCGTAACAACCATTCTTCTGTTAGTGGTATTGGCTCATAACCTAATTTATCTATCCCATTATCATCCCATATATCAAATATTGATTTTGCATCAATTTTTACAATAATTCCATTTCTTTTGAGAAGATTTCCAACAGATAAGGAACGAACCGCTAACACGGGTTTTGTGCCATTGGCTGTTTCGTTTTTCAATTCAACTTTTTTGCTCATATTAATATTTGTTTTTTAATTTAACATTTGTGGTTTAAATCGCCAACGGACACAAAGCCCGAAACCGTTATCGGCAACCCTAAGCAGACACCGTTTCGTGAATATTTCCGACAACAACCAATCTTTCACAATCTATGTATTGGGTTACTCCTGTTTGTAATTTGCAGACAAACCTTGCTTTCTCATCATTGAAAATTATTTCAAATGGGTAGTTCCAAGCATCGTGCTGAACTAAATCGCCTTCATATATTTCGTTTCCATTTTTGTCAGTCAATCCAGTAAATTGCCCAATGGTTTCAGGCTTTACTTTTGCGTATTCATAATGAGAAAGGTCATATCCTACCTCCCCAATTGAATTGTTATTTAAAAGATTTCCAAACCTAAATATTGACTGATGCCAAGCAGGGTTGTATTCTTCTCTAATTCCTCTAAATTTGATTTTTCTGTTCATTTTATTTGTTGTTTAAATTGTTAATCATTCCGAAAGAAGGGCAGCCGATAACCGCAGTTTTGCGCAATAGCCGCCACGCTGCAAGCCAACTCTTCGGCTACTGTCGCCAAGCTGCCTACCGTTATCGGCAAATAAATTTTACTACTGCACTCGTTGACCATTAGCTTTCAACTTTTCAATAGCATCGTTGTATTCCTTTTCCGTTTCGTATGCAATCATAAAGTTATCTCCGTAAAGAGAATTTTCTTTTGCCTTTGCATCTTTCTTGGTTAGTTGTCCACAAGCAACATAATATGGGTTTTTAAATTGTGGGTTGTGTCTTTCTTTTAAATAAAATTTCTTTGCCATAATCCGTAAAATTTATCAGCCTATAACATACGCTATACAAAAGTGGGGCTGTGTGCCAAATATGTATAGTTGTGCATCTAATTTGCTTTTTAGGTAAGCGGAGGGTTGTGCATCTTAATCCCCACCTTCGTATAGCGTAAGCCGTTATGGGAAATTTAGCAAAAAGAACAGCCTTCTTTCCCTGGCCTTTCCAACCGTAACAAACCTTGTTTACAATCAGGACAAATCCGTTTTCCACCATTAAATTCTTTATCATAAAAAAAATCAATACCTGTATGGTCAGATTCGTCCAGCCATCCAAAATGAATTGCTTTTGCGATTATCTTTTGCTCTTCTCTTTGAAACCTTTTTAGCGCAGCAAGTTGTTTTCTTGTTGGAGTCAAATTTTGAAAAAGCATATCAAAAAGTCTTTTAACCGGAGTATTAAAACTTCCCATAACAGCCTGTTTTGCAATAGGCTGGCTTTCGTGCTGATTTGAATCTTTTGTGCTTTCCATTTTATTTTGTTCTAAAAGTTAATTTTGTTCTTTCAAGTCCAGCCCATCGCAAAGCAGGGCAAGCGTTAGCTGCCATTTTAGGAAGACAGATAACCCGTATCAATTAGTTTGTTTTTTAACTCATCATAATAGGGCTGCATATTTTCTTTACCTACAACCTCAATTAATTTTGCCCGCCAATATTCTTTTTCAATTCCTCTTTGTTCGACAGTTTTTTGCAATTTGCCATTAGAGGTTTGAGGTTCGTCATAATTAGAGGGTCTATCGTTTGCTTTTACCCACGCTTGGATTATTGCTCTACATCTTGGAATAAGTTTATCCCTTTGCAAAAAATTATCTGAAAGAATAGCATCTACCAATCTTTCTGTTACTGTGTCTAAATTGTTTCCTTTTGTATTCATTTTAAAAATTTGTTTATTGTTAAAAAACGGCAGCTAACAGCACATAAGCAAAAGCCCAAATCCAACCGCACAATGCCAACGCTATTTGTGCCTTCGCCTATCTGCAAAACGTTATCAAAAAGCCAACTTAACAAGCCTATGCTCCTGAGTCTTGTATTCTTCCTGATTCTCAATTCGAGCAATCCAACCTGACACATAACCACCGTCAGTCCAAGTTTTACTATCGGGTTCAAAGTGAACATCTGTGTCGTCATCATAACTATACTCGCCACCTTTGTAGCCGAAGAAAGTACCCCGGTAAGCAAGCCGAATTTTGGCCAATACCTCTTCCCGAGTCATCGGGTTTTCGGTAATTGCAAAAGCTACTTCAGCATAGACCCCTCGCCATGAGAAAGGTTCAGAAATGCCAAATTTGAATTGGGTTCCAATCGGAAAGCGCTCGATGTGTTTTTTGAAATCTCCGAGCGTCATACATCGTTTTTGTCAAGTTCTTCAACGACCATTTTTAATGCGGATAAAAATGTTTCTCGCTCTGTTGTGCCTCTAAATACAAGTTCAAATTCTTCAGACATCTGCCCATTAACTTGCATAAATGTTGAAGACAAATTTTGAATAACCAAGCGAACAAAACCACCATGCCCGGCATCACCGCCTTGAAACCCATTGTGTTCTAAGGTTACACCGATAATGTTTGCCGATGCAAATTCCTTATAAATTTTTTTGCTCATACAAAGCAAGCGATATAAGCGGCAAAGCCAAGGAAAAACACTACATTGGCCAAGCCTACCAAAAACATATCCTTTCGGTATTTCCTTTTGGCTGCGGCCAAATCGTCTTCCAGTTCCCTAATTTCCCGTTTGGCCACCTTAATCGCATCGTCTTTTTCGATGGTTATTTTGTTAAGGTCCAAAAGTCTTTGATTGAGATCATCAATGTATGCACCTTTGGCATTGAGTCTATCCAAATGCAGAAGTTCTTGAGCCTTCATTTGGTTTTGGCACTCTTTCAGTTTCTCGGTTTCCCGATTGCGGTCATCCTGCCAATGCTGCGCTAACTTTTCGGCCTTGTCAAGTTTAATATGGCATTCCATATTCCGCTTGTGCCAGTCATTCCTTTCCTGCTTCCAATACCGGGCTTTTTCCTCTGCATTTTTCAGAAGCCTTTCGGTTTCCTCGATTTGAATGAGGTTCCTCAGCGGTTCAGGCTGTATGTAAAAGGTCGATTCAACCTCGCTTCCGGCTTTCCGATTGTAAGAGACCTGACAAAGTTCGTCAGTTACTTTTTCAACGGTGAACTTACCGACACCGATACCGAACCGCATCCCCGATACAAGTTCGACTGTTCTTCTTTTGACTTCCATTTGTTTTTAAAAATGTTTTGCAAATTAAATTAGTTGGTTTTACTTTTGCAAAAATATTTTTGAAAATGAGTTTTACGAATCTACCCATCTCGGTTCTCGCCTTCGTCAGGAAGTACGAAAACCTGAGTTCTAATATAAGGTACCATTTAGTTCGCAGGGATTTGCTTTTGCGCAAGTTTCAGGACATCCAACTTGAAAATGGCCGGCTGATGTTGATTGATAATTCCAAAAATCTGGAGTTGGCAAAGAACCTGGAGGAGGCGAAGAAGGGGCCAAAGTTTAAGAATTTGGATTGATAAATTACTGGGTTCGGGTGACTAAGGATTCCCAATAGACAATACAGCACTGACAGCTCGGAAAGACGGCAAAACGGTCAGGTGGCGGAATTGGTAGACGCAGCGACACCAAGTGTTTAGAAAAAGGAACGTTCTCAAAGACCTACGTTACCCTAATCATAAGGTTGTAAAAGAGGTCGTACAAACTTACAGGTTCGAATCCTGTCCTGACTACAAGGATGTTCCACCCTTACCAAATAATAGGAATGACAGCCGGAAAGACGGCAAAACGGTGGGGTGGCTTAAGTGGTTAAAGCAGTTACTTATTAGGATGTGTACAGTCTGGCCGAAAAGAAAGTAAGTAAAAGATGCATGGTTCGAGTCCTGCCCCCATCCGCTAAAAAAGAAATAATTAGTCACTCGGTGGGGTGCGTTGGTTGCACACATACAGCGAGAGTTAGGCCGACTCGCCTGTAAAATCAGTAAGTTGTATGGTTACGGGTTCGACTCCCGATCCCACCGCTATCATTTTACTGACATCAGGAAAGAGATTTTAACATAAAAAACAAAATGCGAGATTTCACAAAGTTTTTCTTTTTCGTCAAGGGTGTAATCGAATCCGGCACCGTGATTAAGTACGGAGATAAGATTCTAAAGAACGAAATGAAGATGCACTTCAACCGCTTGATGGCATCGGCTCTGGAGATGGAAAAGGCAGTTCACAAGTCTTTGGGTCCGGCAACCGTTGTGGCCGAGGAAGAAACAAACCATGCCTTGATTGAATTGGTTTGGAAAATATTTGAAATGGAAGATGCCGAATTGGAGTTGTACCTCGACCACCTCAACGCATTTGAATTTCCGGAAAAGGAAGCATCATGAGTAACGATTTAGACAGGGTGCCACTTAATGAGGTTGTTTCGCTCAGGTTATTGGGCATGGAAACTCCTACATTGTATGTCAGCTTTTCCGCTGCATTCCGGTATATCCGGGAAAAGCATAGCTGGCTGAAATTTCGGATTGTGGATACCTACGACAGTAGAGGTGTCTATGAGTACGACATTCATGACATTGGCGGTGTACTTGGGTTTCAATCGTACGAAGAGGCGGAATTGGCCTGTCTTAAAAGGCTGATTGAGGTTTTGCAGAACGAAAAAAAGTATCGGAAATTGGCCGAGTAATACCATTACTTTTTGATACAGTTAAACGGTGGAAACGCCCTCTGAAATTCGGAGGGTTTTTTTATTTCCAAAAACTTTTTTAACTTTGCGGTGTCGAAAGACCCCGATTGGAACCCGGGTAAAAAATAAAGGTAATGAAGATTTTTAAAAGCCCCATTCGGCCAGTACTGTGCAGCGTTTACCTTCGCTGGTTCCACGCAGGAAAACCGGATGGGGTTTTTGTTTTATGAGGATTAACGGATTTCATCAGATTTCGGCTTTTTACTCAATCGTTTTTAGTCAGAAATACGATTTTAAGCCGCAGCATATTAGCCTATACATGTTTCTGCTCAATCAAAACAATCGTAACAATTGGGTAGAATGGTTTAAATGTCCTATTGATTTAGGCATGACTGGTTCCTGCATTGGGAGTAAAAAAACCTATTACCAATGCTTAGATGATTTGCAGGCGTGGGGCTTGTTGGTTTATCAAAAAGGTGAGAATATGTGGAAGGCTCCAAAGATAAAAATAGAGGTATTAAAATACACCGCTACCGATACCTCTACAATACCACAAAGTGAACCGCTACCTATACCGCATGCGAACCACAACCTACACCCATATATTAACCTACAACCTACAACAGATAACATAAAGACAAAAAAAGTAAAACAAGAAATCAAGCCAGAGGAAAAAATCCATCCCATGCAAGAATGGATAAAACAAAACTGCCCAAGGGTTGCCAAACTTGACAAACAACTGACTTACGAACAAGCCGAAAGCATAGCTGCCGAATTTGACCGGGAACAGATAATCAACAAACTTTTGGCAATGGAGAACAAGCGGAAACTTGATTATGTCAGCGTGAACCTAACCTTGCGCAATTGGCTAATAAAGGACCAAAACAATCCGGCCATACCTGGCTTTTCAAACTTTCAAACAGAAACAAAAATTAACCCCCGATCCAGACCATGACAGCAAAACCAATTTACGATGAAAGCCTTGAAACTGAATACGCAGTTTTAGGAGCAATGATTTTAGATGGCCAAGCCTTAATAAAGGCATTGGATATTTTACCGACTGCAGATTGCTTTACCAATCCGGCAAATCAAATTCTTTTCCAAACGCTGCAAAAAATGTCAGCCGATGGGATTCAGATTGATACCATCACTTTGGCCAAAACCCTGAGAAAAGAGGGCGCCTACGAACAAGCCGGAGGCGCAACGCAACTTGGATTTTTGGCCATGAAGGTTTCAACTGCAGCTTATGTTGAAGTCCATTCCCGGATTCTACTCGAGCAATACATTCGGGGTAAAATTAACCAAGTCGTTACCGAAGGCATTTCCAAAAGCCTAAACGAAAAAGAGGATATTTTCGAAGTTGCCGAATTTGTTCAAAAGGGGGTATCAGATGTAATGACCAACAATTTCAAGTCCAATGACCTGACCATGCAGGAAAGGATTGAAATCGAAAGAGAAAACCGGGCAAGGAAAATTAAAAACGGTGGCGGTGGTATTTCGACTGGCTCAAAGGTTTTGGACTCTTTGACGGGTGGATTTGTGCCAACTGACTTTTGGGTTTTGGGTGGAAGGCCCGGATCCGGTAAAACAAGTTGGATGACCACCACCATAAAAACCTTGTCAATGGCAGGCATCCCGGTAGGGGTGGTTTCGCTTGAAATGTCGGGTGAACAAATTACGCAAAGGATTCTGAGCAATATTTCCGATGTCGAGGCAATCAAGTTGCGCAATAGCAACACGCTATCCGATACCGACCTGCAAAGGCTTACCCATTACGAAGGGATGGCCGCACAACTGCCGATTTACATTTCTGACCCGGCAACAATCAGAGTCCAAAGCATCCGCACCAAAGCCCACATCTGGAAGCGAAAGTTTGGCATTCAGATTCTTTTTGTGGATTACCTGCAAAAGATTTCCGGGAGCAACCTGAACTTTAAAAACCTGAATCGAGACCAAGAGATGGGCGAAGTTTCAGCAACGCTGAAAGCCATTGCAAAAGAATTGGGCATTACGGTGGTCTGCCTTTCCTCTCTGAATCGGGAGGTTGAAAAGCGGTCAGATAAAATACCGCAACTTTCCGACTTGCGAGAATCAGGAAACATCGAATCAGATGCTGACCAAGTTCTTTTCCTGATGAGGCCTGAATACTACGGCCTGACCGGGAACTTTTTAGTCGATAATCAAGAATATCCAGTTGATGGCCTTGCGGTCGGTAGCCTTGCCAAAAACAGGCATGGTTCGGTTGGTGAATTTGCGCTCAAATTTGAAAATAAGGTGATGAGGTTTTCTGACTACCATGCAAGGCAAGTCACGGAATTTACCCAGTTTCCAAAGCCGATTACTTCCAATGGTTTAAATGAATTTGATATTTTCTAATCATGACAAAAGAACAAAAAACACAAATCCGGCCTTTTGCCGTCGCCTACTTGAATGCACTTAGGGACCGAAGAAGTGCATCTTTTTTGCGAAAAACTTTTTACGAAATTTGCGATGAACTTCTTGGACCTGACCGGCAAGTTTTGCGAGATGAGCAAAAGACAGCCGATAAGGTAATTCTTGAACTTCAAACTTTCCTTGATAGGGTTTAAAATCGAAATGGCACGACCTAAATTATTTATCGGAGTGGACCCCGGCAGCACCTGCGGCATCGCAACCTTACAATCCGGAAGCCGAAGCCCGAATGTCTACCAGTTTAAATCCAATATCGAAGCGATGTTTTTCGTGATTGAGTTGGCAAATGATTGGGATGTTGAATTGACAATTGAAGATGCGAGGTTAGCAATTAAGACTGCCTACCATGCCCGGACTCAAACCAAAGCAAAGGATCAAGGCGTGGGCTATGTGAAAGCCTACTCAAAGGAATGGGAAGCGTTCTGTCAACTGAGGCGGTACCCGCATCGCATGGTAACCCCGAATTACCGGATAACCAAAACCAGCCCGGAATACTTTGAGCAGCTGACCGGGATAAAGACTTTAAAGGGAGAACACCACATGAGGGATGCGGCCATGCTGATAATCGGGAAACGGTGATACTTTTGATTTTCGATTGAAAATTGGTTAAAAGATGATAAAA